TGCCGTTCCTGTCGATGGTGTAATCGCCAACCGTGAAGGCGTAGCTTGGTGTGCCGAGATATTTTTTCGGCTGGTCGAGGATGTCGCTGAGTTGCGCTACAAAATCTTTGCGGTTTTCCTTGGTTAATCCGAAGTCAAAGTTTTTCATTTTGTTGCCCCCTTTAGGTTTTCGGTTGGGCTTGCCGCCCCCCGTTGAAACCATCATAACTCTGTCGGGCAACACCAGCAATAAACAAAACATGGACGCTGAGGCATTGATTTCACTGGATTTTTGGCTATTTCGCCACACTCGGAACACTGCCATGCTTAACCACAATATCCCAAATAGGCATCCATGTTCCGACTACGTTTTTCTGCCATTTGAGCGTGTTTTCAGCAAAGCTGGTTATCGTAACCTCGCCATTATTAGTCATGCCCACATGGGCAGTTTGCGAAAGTTCAAAATGGGCTTGCACGGCATGGTAATTTGCCATAGAATATTCACGAATGAGTGATGCAGGGATTAAGTACAAGCACCCAAATTGCTCCAAATACGAGACAGCCTCCCGGTAAAAATCCTCCGGCGTTGTAGCGCAATCGCCTTTTTTCTTGGACAGGGTATGTAAATACGATGGCGGTTCAGATGGATTGCACATGGCATTTTCGCAAGTGGGATTTTTCAGTGACATTTCGAGATTCCTCCGATACGCATAAAATGGGTTTTTAGGATTTGTATGCGCTTCCCTGCGGAATGTTGCCTGTACCTAAAAAATTATGCATCAGCTTGCCCGATTGTGCAAAGAAACTTTCCCCGACACCCCCGCCTTTTCAAAACCCTGCCGAAACCCGCTGATTTCGGGCTTTCTGAGCCTCCGAGCCGAGCCGACTTTCGGGATTTTGCCGAATCTGCCGCGCCTTTGTGGATTTCAAAGCCGAAGGTTGCCCCTTCGACCGACCGATACCGCTAACCTCACTCTCCGAGCCGCTGATTTGGCGGACTCCGCTCCTCGCCGCTACCCCCAAATATATAAAAAATTCATTTTTCTCGAATGGAAATCTTTGAAAAAAGCTGCAATTAAGCAAAAAATCAGAAAAAAGGCTTGGCAGAAAACGTAAAAAGCCCATAAACACTGTGTTCGTGGGCTGTTAAAAAAGTTCTGAAATCGCGGAAGTTGCGAGAGCGACCCTTGCGCGGTGTGGTAGGGCAGGGCTGTAGCTACACTACCAAAAAACATATGTATACGCAATTAAGAATAGGCGGCTCTCCCCGCCTGTTTTCTATTTTACACCAAAACCGTATCCAAACGCAACGGAAACGCTAACCATAAAATCATATTTTTGCACCGCTTTTGTTTTCCCTTGCACCGTTTACACATGGTTTAATGTTTTGCCAAATACCAATATACCCACAAACCCTATACCCCCGCCGCCTGTATTTGTTTCTGCAAGCGGCGGTTTTCTTCCCCTCTTTTCCCACCAAAAATAAAGATATATACTGCAATGCCGCCGTTATCCGTTCCCGGCTGGCTATGTTCTGATAAACTCCAAACGAGAAAAAGCCACAAACATAATCAAACCCGCCGTAATACAATAATCGCACCCATTACCCCAAAATGCACCGATAAAAGCACCGCCGGGAACACGCCCAAAACTTCCACCCCGCACAAATGAGGAACACACACGCCGGAATAATACCCGCCGCCGGTTGTAGCTTTCTGCATGGGTTTTACCCTTGCCGCCGTTCGATACTGCAAGCGGCGGGTTCTTTCCCGCCCTTTTCCCACCAAAAAATAAAATACCATACCGCCGCGCCGCTGTGTGTTACCGTCTATTACATTCCGATAATGGCACTCATAACCCCAAAATACATCGCTATAAACCCCACCGGGAACACGCCCCAAACTTCCCCCGCATGGATGAGGAACACACCCGCCGGGATAATACCCGCGCCGGTTGCTTCATATGCCCCACATTTCACGCTATACGCCTTTGTTATGCTCTCACTTGTAACAAAACCCATACGCCGGAATACCGCTGCTATACTCGTTATATGTACCCATACACGCCGCCCCGGTTCGCTCCCACGGTTGGAAGTTCCCCGCCATTATTCCCACCAAAAAAGAGTTTTTATATATCGGCTATACCGCCGCTTTATATCTCTTATATCATGCCGCATAACGCCCCTATGCGAGTTATATAGCCACATTCATAAATTCCCGGTTGTTTTGCTTATTTGCACCCAACACAAGACACGCGCCGCCGCCCTTGAGAGTTTGCGGCGTATACCATTTAAGGCAGGGTAAAGAAATAAAAAATAAGATTTTATATTCTTTTACCCTGCCTTAAAGGGTACACTTTCAAACTATCGCTTGCATATGGCTATTCTTTGCCTATTATAAGGCTTTGCATAGCTTTCATGGATATTCTAATCTCTATAATCACAAAGTTAAACGCCCTAACCGCTTTTTATAGGCTCTGTATGCTTTCTTTTTTGGCGGGTTTCTTTACTTCTACCCTAATGTGATAGTCAAGCCGGTTCATATCGTGCCAACTTCCACAATCTCCCATCTTAGTCCATCTATCCCATGTCTTTCTTTATAAAAGTTTCAGAAAATCATGGAGAGGAAAAGTGAACCCCCTAGCCGCTGTTGTTTCTTGTTTTATTTTGGCGGGAACATGGGGGAGTATTCGACACGCCCCGGTTATATGAATGACACTCACGCCGCCGCTTTTTGTTTTGGTACGCCGCTGTTAGTTACCCGCCAGAAAAAATCCCGCCGCGCCGCTGTCACACAATGCCGCCGTATAGCTTTATATTTGCGCGTGTTGGCGCGGTTGCGGTTATCGGCATAAAAAACTACTACCCGCTTATATAACCGCGCTAAACGGCTGTGTACTGGAATACCGCGAATACCCCGGCGGCTACTTGCAAGCCCGGTGAGATTATCCCACCAAAAATAAAAGAGAATACCCCTCACCGGTTGCCGCCGCTTCATCATATACGCTTGAAAATGTACCACTTTTGCAAAACGCTGTTTTCCTATTTTGCAAATTTGCGTTTTTATGGTGCATTTTCAGTACGCAAAAACGGCATATTGCCGCCGCCCACTTTTAAGCGTACAGCGCAAACATAGATAAATACAGCGTTTCTTTGTATGGCTTTATGGAGAAACTAACGATACCCTAACCCTAAAACGCCTAAGTGCTGTTTTCTCGCATACATGGTGCAAACTCGGTACATAAGACAATGCGAATGTTCTATAAAAACACTGTTTTTCAAAGAAAATACCTACTCAATATCAGTTTTATTGCAATAATGCAATCTCTGAATCTACAAAACAGTGCAATGATGTGTCATGCAAATTATTTACCCAATGTAAATAAATTTGTTTTACATGAGTTGACATTTGATATTCTAAACCATCTTGCAAATTTACCCAATGAAGCGTACCCTCAGAAGTTTGAATAAACGTACATTTTTCTTTTAATACTCCCACAAAATAATAAATACTATCAAGGGTTTCCACGCTTTTATGAAGCGCAAAATACCTTAAATCCAAGCTATATATTTGCGAAGGCAAGATACCAGTTTCTTCCTCTATTTCACGCAAGCAAGCGGTTAAAGGTGAGTTTATTTCGCATTGTTCAATATGACCGCCAATCCCTGCCCACATTCCGGGTGCAATTTTCTTGTGTGGGCTTCGTTTTAATAAAATAACCTCGTCTTGCCACCTTAAAAAAGCACCTGCAAATAATCTTGTATTCATAAACCTACCGCCTGTACTTTTAATTTTCAGTAAACATTGAAAAGTAATTCATTTATTACTACGCTTTTTTCAACCTTTTGCACCGTTATCTTTTTTATGAATTTTTGAACAAATTGCAATCTTTGCTCTTTGTCCAATTCATCCCAATTCTCCCTAATGTTGGTAACAATATTTCTCGCCGTGTAGGTTGAAGTCATTGCCGTTAGTGCATTTTGCAAATAATTTAATCTTAATTTTAACTCCATACACCGCTCGTTGCTTTGTTGCACCATAATTTGATATGTTTCAAAGTCTATTGTTGCAGTTGCGTACAGGCTGATAATTTCTTCTGTACGCTTTTCTATTCTCTTTATTTCCGCTGTAATTGCTTCAATTTCCGCGCTGTTATCGGGTAATGGTTCTACTTTTACGGCTTTTATGGCAATGTTATCATATCGCATTATGTATTCATCAAATGCGCGGCTTAACATTCTGTGACTGATAATTGATTTTGCTGTACATTTATCATCTTGTGCATTTCTGCATAGATAATAAGGGTATGAAGCTATACTTGCGCCGTTTTCGTCTTTTTGCTTTCCATACTGCCATTTCGTTGTATACTTCCCGCCGCATACCGGGCAATACATAACGCCGCAATAATACGCCGCGCTACTTGGTCGTTTTGTTGGTGCTGTCCTTTTGATTTTGTTCATTTTTTCTTGCACTTGGTAAAAAATGCTTTCGTCTAATATCGGTTGGTGCTGTCCGTCCGTTTCAAAGTATCGGCTTGTGTCATTTACGGAATAACGGACTTTTCCAATGTATATGACATTGGTTAATATTCCCTTAACCGAACTCGGACACCATTTAATTCCTTTTTTGCTTGGTATCTGTTCGGCGTTCAGTATACGGCATATGCTTTTAAGGTTGCAATCATCATACAAGTACATATTGTAAATGCGTTGTACAATGATTGCTTGCTCTCTGTTTATCGTGGGTATTTTCGCGCCTAATTCCCTATCGTAACCATAAGCGGTTATAAAACTGCATATTGCATAACCCTCTTTTACTTTGCGTTCAAACCCTAGCCGCAACCGTTCCGCTAAATTCTCACGCTCAAATTCCGCGAATATCCCCACTATTTTAAGGAACATACGCCCGGTTGCGCTTGCTGTATCAATGCTTTCGATTAGAGAATTGAACGCGCATTGATGATTGTTAAACAATTCCACTAATTCAATTAAATTCTTTGTGGAACGTGTTAAACGGTCAATTTTATAAACAAGTACATTCGTTATCTTGCCGCTTTCCACATCTGCAATTAGCTGTTTTATTGCCGGTCTGCTCTCAATATCCTTTCCAGATATTCCCTCGTCGGCGTAAACGCTGTAGATATGCCAGTCTTTAAGCTGTGCATAACTTCTAAGTTTTTCCTCTTGCGCTCGAAGTGAGTACCCCTCACGCGATTGCTCATCGGTCGAAACTCGAATATATACTCCAGTATTCACCAGTTATTTGTCATCCTTTTTTTGCTTCTTAGAGGGTTTTTGTTTTTTCGTATTGCCTTTCACTTCTGTTTTAGTTTCGTTCTTCGCTTTTTCGGCTTCCGCTTCTCTTTGTGCTTGGATTCGTGGCATAGATGTATTCATAAAAAATTTAATCATTTCTCGTTGCAAGTTCTTAGGTAGAACGATTTTTTCTTTAACTTCCGGCGTTGTTTCCATTTCTAACCTCCACTTTGTTTTATTAGATTGTGTTTGGCAAAGGAACATAAAACACAATAACAATGGCTATAAAATCTTACTGTTTACAAATTCTATCCCCATTATTTTTGTAATACCAAATCTGCTTTCTTTTTGTGGTTCATTACTTACAATAATTTTCTTGATGAAGTTCGTTAGAAATAACCGCTTTTCTCCATTAGTCAATCCTTGCCAACATTCTAAAAAACTTGCTGTTATTTCTTCATAAAAATTTGCAAGTGAGTTAATGGAATCTTGACTATCTGTTAATTTCTCAATTTCTTCACGCAAAAAAGTTCTTTCGCTTTCGAGTTGCTTAGTTAGACTACTGTAATCGTCAAATTCAATGTTTCCATTGAGATAATGGCTATTTATCTCATGCGCTTTGTTATCAAAATGCTTTAATCTATCACGATAACATTGTATTTGATTATCATTATTTTGCTTTTCATCTTCAACCCGCGCCGCTTCTGCTCTATCTGACATAAACATCTCATCATAATACATGAAATATTCAATTAAAGCATTTTCTACTTTCCCGGCACTTATATTTTTTGAATTGCAACCGCCTTTTAATGACCGCTTACGGCATTGGAAAGAAAATAGCTTTGTTTTACCGTTCTTTTTTGTACTGTATACGGTATTGTGCGTATATAACTTTTCGCCGCACTCGTTACAGTACAGTAAATTTACAAAATAATTTTGCTGTACCGGCTTCTTAGTTGGTGCAGTTCTTGCGTTCTTCTTAATGAGTATTTGTGCGGCGTTATATAATTCCTCTGTTATAATCGCTTCGTGTTTCCCCTCGGCTTCAAATTTGCGGTCGGGTTCGTTCATACAATAACGCACGTTACCCATAGCATTACAGTTAGTCAAAACGCCTTTGATACTTGCGGCGTTCCATAAAGAGCCTTTTTTACTGGTTATTTTTTGCATATTGAAACTCTTAGCAATAGCAGACAAAGACATACCTTGATTGACGTACATATCAAAAATCATGCGTACATTTTGCGCTTCTTCTTCGTTTATCGTCTGTATGAGTTCCCCTTTTTCCCTGTCAAATCCGTAGCTTTTATTGCTGGAATTATTTGCATACCCCTCGCGTGCTTTCCGCTCTTTTCCTACTCGTACTCGTTCCGCTATGTTTTCTCTTTCAAACTCTGCAAATATCCCTATAATTTTTATAAACATTCTCCCGGAAGCTGTAGATGTGTCTAAACTTTCCATTAAAGAATTAAAAGCACAACCATTTTGATTGAAAATATCTATTAAAAATATCAAATCTGCAACCGAACGAGTAAGCCGGTCAAGTTTGAAAACAAGAACATTCTTAATACAACCGGCTTTTATATCCTCAATCATTCGGTTAATCGCCGGTCGTTCTATTATTTCTTTCCACTTATTCCCTCGTCAATGTAATAGTTGAAGATTGTCCAATCTTTAACATTTGCAAACTCTCTTAGTTTTTGCTCTTGCGCCCTTATTGAAAACCCCTCACGCGCTTGCTCATCTGATGAAACAGCCACGGCATAGAAAAACCGAAAAACCCAGTGTTTATGCGGGTTTGCGGGTGCGCAAAATTTCATTTTCGCAGTCATAAACGGGTATACCGGCGGCATAGACATAATAACATGACCGCGCAAGTTGCCGAAATATGGAAATTCACGTTTATATGACTGGTAAAACATAGCAAGCCCAAATTTATTAAAACAGGGCTGTATGTAAGAAAATGGATAAACAAGAATAGAACAGCCTCCCAGCAAATAAAATTTTACTGGGAGGTTTTTGATATTATGGAAACTGCTGTGTACTGCCGAGTTTCGACCGACGAACAGGCGTTAGAGGGTTATTCAATCCGGGGGCAAGTGGAAAAATTAAAATCATATGTTTCTGCCAAAAGTTGGGCGGTGTATGATGTATATTTGGATGAGGGAATTTCTGGAAAGAACATGACAGAGCGACCAGCGATAAACAGAATGTTAGACGATATAAAAGCTGGATATGTCAAAAATGTACTCGTTTTCAAACTTGACCGGCTTACTCGTTCCGTTGCAGATTTAGTACAGCTTATTGATTTATTCAAAACGCATGGTTGCGCGTTCAATAGTTTAACGGAAAGTATAGATACATCCACGGCAAGCGGTAGGATGTTTCTAAAAATCATTGGAATATTCGCAGAATTTGAACGTGAAAACATTGGGGAGCGTGTGCGGTTAGGCATGGAGCGGAAAGCGCGTGAGGGGTATTCTATTGCGTGTGGTAATACTTCATTCGGTTACGATAAAGATATGACAGACAAAATACAAAAGATTAACCCACAGGAAGCGGAAACAGTACGCCGGGTATTTGATATGTACACGCGCCAAAACATGACACTAAACGGCATTGCAAAACAGCTAAACGCCGAAAAAGTACCCACGAAGTTAAACAGCTTTTGGAACAGCGGTACAATTTATATGCTACTCACAAACCCGGTACATATCGGCGTTGTGCGATATGGTACAGAACAACCCGACCGATATTTTGAGGTAGAGGGAAAACACGAAGCGATAATAAGCAAGGAACTTTTTTATGAAACGCAAGATTTATTACAAGCAAATAAACGAGCCACATACACAAAGAGGGGAGTTGAAAAAAATTATTTCTTGGGCGTTGTGTATTGCGGGGTATGCGGTACGCGCATGAAACCGCATATGGCACGAACAACACACAGTTTTGTATGTCCGGCGCGTGTTGTTGGGGCGTGTGTTTCTAAAAACGTAACAGCGGGTAAAGTAGAAAGCGGCGTTATTGATTATATCAATAACATACCATACACCGCGCCAGATTTTGAGAAAGACGAACAAGAAAAACAGGCGGCGGCGTTGCGTGTTGAGGAACTGCAAAACAAATTAACTGTTTTAGATACGAAAGATAAAGCGTTTTTGGATTCTTACATTGCGGATAATTCCAGTTTAGAAGAATACCGGGGCGTTAAAAAGATGATAGATAACGAAAGAAAAGAGCTACAGGCAGAAATTGAACGCTTAACGCCGCAAGAAAAAAGCAAAAGTTTAATTGCACCAAAAACAAAAGAGGAAATAATAAAACATTTCAAAAGGAACTGGAAGAACTTTAACAACACAGAAAAACGGCAGTTTTTATTAAAGCACATACGGCAAGTAAAGGTTATAAACCATCCCGTTGAACATAGTATTTTTGGTAGATGTGAAATAACCGAAATTGAGTTTAACACAAATTAAAAAGGAGCGTTAGCAATGCGAGGTTTTGAATTGTTTACATCCGATAAATGCGGCGAACCGCTAAACAAATTCTACAAAGAAAAACGGGTAATAAACAATACAAACGAGCTGAAAGCCGCCGTTGCATTTGACCATGTAGCGGCGGCATATAAGCGAAATACACGCAAGAATGATAATTACATACAGTCAAATGTAGTGATGTTTGACGTTGATAATAACGATTCTGATAAACCGCAGGAGTGGATAACATACGATTCTTTACGCACCGATTTTCCCAATACGCCGTATTATACGGTTACAAGCCGTAATCATATGAAAGAAAAAGACGGCAAAGCACTGCGACCGCGCTTCCATGTTTATTTTCCGATTGATATTATATTATGCGGAAAAGAATATACAGCATTAAAGAAAATGACAAAAGAGATATTTACATACTTTGATAAATACGCCGCAGATACAGCGCGTTTTTTCTTTGGTAATCCCGGTGCGGAAGTGTTATACTTTGACGGTGATATTTTGTTAGCGGATTATATGTTAGATGTTGATATTAACATACGAGAATCAAACGCAATTAAACCGCCGCAAGCGAAAACGATAACACAACCAACCACAACCGATATATCCGCGCCGGAATTACACTCACATGATGAAGCACCGGCAACAGATGAAACAAACGAGCCGCCGCAAATACAATCACAGCCGGAAACAGTAACCGCAACCGATATACACACGCTACCGGCAACCATAGACACGCAACCAACGAGCGAACCCATCCAGACCGGCGGCAATAATGATAATTCTTTTTTGGCGGGGAATTTGGCGGGAAACATACCGGGGGCAATTCCGGCGGGGCAAAGAAACGCCACACTCTCGAAATTCGCTTTTACAATGTTGGTTAAATATGGAGATTGCAAAAAATCTCGTAGTGAGTATGTGGAACAATCAAAAAAATGTGTTCCACCGCTTGAAGCAAAAGAGATAACTACCATATGGGAAAGGGCA